GTATGTACAAATAGTTTACTTAGACCATTGTTTAGGAATGTACATATACCACCATATCCAAATGACTCAGGTGTGCATTTTGGTGCTGCACTTTATGCTGTATATAAAACACAAGAGACTATCGAACTACCAACTAATCTAGCATTACTTGGTAAGTCATATGATGATTATGTACCAGAGGATGCAGACTACTTTGAAGACTTTGATCAATTATGTGAGGTAGTTGCTAAGTTAATAGATGATAACAAAATAATAGGATGGTTTCAAGGTAGATCAGAACACGGTCCTAGAGCATTAGGTTCTAGATCTATATTAATGTCTCCACACAAAGCAGAAAATAAAGATATAATTAATAGTAGGGTAAAACATCGTGAGTATTGGCGACCATTCGCAGGAGTAACTTTAGAAGGTCGTGGATATGACTCCCCATATATGCTATACTCATATGATGTAAAAGAAGATCTACCTGCTATCATTCATGAAGATGGTACATGTAGAATGCAAACTGTTAATGATGAACTGAATCCCAAACTTTGTACATTACTTCGTAAGTTTGAAGTTCCAGTTCTTCTCAATACATCATTTAATGATAACGGTGAACCAATAGTAGAAACCCCAGAAGATGCAATCAAAGCATTTAAAAAAATGGACATAGACTACCTAGTAATTAACAACTACATTGTATGACACAATTTATTTCAAGACACATAGGTCCTTCAGAACAAGAACAGAACAGAATGTTAGAGGATCTAGGTGTATCATCCTTAGAGGAATTAGTAAGGCAGGTAGTGCCGACTTCTATATTGCTTCGTGGAGATGGTGACTTACCAGAACCATGTAGTGAAGAACAAGCACTAAAGGAACTCAAAGAAATAGCAGGAAAAAATGTAGTTAAAAGAACTTTGATAGGTCAAGGATATTATGGTACAATAACACCACCAGTTATACAAAGAAATGTATTTGAGAATCCTGCATGGTATACATCTTACACACCATATCAAGCTGAGATATCTCAGGGAAGATTAGAAGCATTATTTAATTATCAAACACTGATTACAGAACTAACAGGGTTACCAGTATCTAATGCATCATTATTAGATGAAGGAACTGCAGCAGCAGAAGCAATGATAATGGCATATAATAGTTCTAAAGGTAAAGATAAACTTTTAGTAGACAGTGAAATATTTCCACAAACTTTAAAAGTATTAGAAACCAGAGCAGAACCTCTAGGTATAAAAATACAAACAATAGATCTATCAAACACTATCAAGTTAAAAGATTTTGAAGATGCATTTGCTTATATAATGCAACTACCAAATAACAAAGGTAGGATAAGAGAACCTTTAGCAATTAATAGAGTTGCAGATGTATATGAATGTATTAAAATTGTTGCTATAGATCCTATGGCACAAGTATTAATAGAACCTGTAGGTGATATGGGATTTGATATTGCTGTAGGTAGTATGCAGAGATTTGGTATACCTATGGGTTATGGAGGACCTCATGCAGCATTTTTTGCAACCACTGAAAAATATAAACGGAAGATTCCTGGTAGAATTGTTGGGCAGTCTCTAGATAACCAAGGTAATAAAGCGTTACGACTAGCACTACAGACAAGGGAACAACACATAAGACGAGACAAAGCAACATCCAATATATGCACTGCCCAAGCACTCCTCGCAAATATGGCAGGTTTTTATGCTGCTTACCACGGTGCGGAAGGTCTGAGAAAAATATCAAGTAAAATACTGTGGCATAGACAAACGCTGCTATTAGCATTGAAATGGTGCGGTGTTACGGTGGACGATTGGGAAGGTTTTGATACTGTTAGATTTAAGAGTGATAAGCATGTTGAAGGATTTAATTGTAGGTATGAGAATGGTTGGATTATTCTATCTATTGATGAATGTACTACACTAGATGAGATAGCAGACATTGTACAAACACAAATTAATTTCATACCAGATCCAAAAACTATCACTCATGTAGAACCTGCAATGAAAGACTACAAGTGGCAGCATACTCCTCTTAGAAAAAAACCTTGGTTACAACAAGAGGTGTTTAATAAGTATCATAGTGAAACTAATATGATGAGATATATCAATGAGTTAGTTCAAAAAGATTTCTCATTAGTAAATGGTATGATACCACTTGGTAGTTGCACAATGAAATTAAATGCAGCAGCAGAACTGATGCCAGTATCATGGTCTGAGTTTGCAAACTTACATCCATTCATTCCTTCTGGACAAGCACTTGGTTATCAAAAGATAATGGATGATCTTAAAAAATGGTTGTGTGAGATTACAGGATTTGCTGCTATATCATTACAACCAAATGCAGGATCTCAGGGTGAGTATGCAGGTTTGCTTGCAATACAATCATACCATAAAAGTAGAGAAGATCACAAGAGAAATGTATGTTTGATTCCAGAATCAGCACATGGAACTAATCCTGCATCAGCAATCATGGCAGGTATGAAAATAGTTCCTATTAAATGTGATGATGAAGGTAACATAGATTTAAAAGATTTAGAGAAGAAAGCAATCATGAATACATTTGAACTATCATGTATTATGATTACATACCCATCTACTCATGGTGTATTTGAACCAACCATCAAAGACATTTGTAGAATCATACATGATAATGGTGGTCAGGTATATCTTGACGGTGCAAATATGAATGCACAGGTAGGATTATGTAAACCTGGTGAGTATGGTGCAGATGTATGTCATCTTAATTTACATAAAACATTTTGTATACCTCATGGTGGTGGAGGACCTGGCGTAGGACCTATTGGTGTAGCAGAACATCTTGTACCTTTTATTAACCATAGAGTATCAGCAGCAACTCAAGGTAGTGCTAGTATACTTTTGATTAGTTGGATGTATATTCGTATGATGGGTGGAGAAGGATTAAGAAAAGCATCAGAAGTATCATTACTGACTGCTAACTGGTTAGCACAACAAATAGATCCAGAGTTTAAAGTATTGTACAAAGGAAAGAATGGTAAGATAGCACATGAATGTATATTTGATTGTCGATCCTTACCAGTTACAGCAGAAGATGTAGCAAAGAGATTGATGGATTATGGATTTCATGCACCCACATTATCATGGCCAGTTTTGGGAACTATGATGGTAGAACCCACAGAGTCAGAATCGTTTGATGAATTGTTGAGGTTTGTTGAGGCAATGGCAATGATTAAAAGAGAAATATTTACTACACCTGAGATAGTAAAGAATGCACCCCACACTGCTAGGGTTGTAATTTCTGACAAATGGGAGTATAATTATACCAGAGAACAAGCAGCATACCCTGCAAACCAAACTAATAAGTTCTGGCCAGCAGTATCACGAATTGATAATGTTTATGGTGATCGTAACTTGGTGTGCTCTTGTTCCAATTATTTTGAGGATGCGGATGGAACTTAAAGACTGGTTAAAGTCTATCAATCTCACTAAAGAAAATTTATTTGAGGAAGATCCCACATTAAAATACCCTGCATTTATTGTAAACAAATGTCTGTCTGGGTTACTTGATGCTGTATTGTTTTCTAATGAGATGAATAAGTATCCTAATCTAGACCCTAAGTTACAATATGATTTTCTACTACACTCTTTAAGGAAAAAGAAGAGGTTCGCACCTTGGTTAAAGAAGGATAAAATAGCAGACTTAGATGCAGTTAAGAAGTATTATAGATACAGTAGCGAGAAAGCATTACAAGCGATGCGTGTTCTCAGTAAAGATCAAATAGAATACATTAAAAACAAACTTAACACAGGTGGAAGAATATGAATGACATGTTTGTCTTTATATACGGTCTAATGTTTGCCACAGTAGTAGGTGGTACATTTGCATTCATGTGGAGAATGACTGGTATGCTAGTCAGAGACATGGAGAAACCAAAGAAAAAAGTTACCCATCCAGAAATGGAGAATGTACAGCCAGGTGAGACACTTCTAGTTTTTAAAGAAGTGGAAAGGCAGGAAGAAAATGAAGATTCTCAGTATTGATCTAGATTTTATTTCAGCACCTGCAATCAACGACTTCTATAAAAATGGTTTGAACAAACAGATACCAGATGTTCAACCAGTCGTTCAATGGAAGCACCTACAGTCTAGAATGCCAGAGGTATTTGAAAATATATCTCAGAAGATTGATATTGATAATTATGATTTTTGTTTAAGAACATATCTAAGAGCATTGAAGCACTGTCACAATGTTTATTTTGGATATGACCATGATAATATTTTGTATGGTTTAGAAGGACATACAGACATAGAGATAGTCAATATAGATCATCATAGTGATATACTTACAAATACCAGAAGTAGTCCAGAGGAAGAAATAAAACAGATAGATGAAGATGAGAGAGTAGTAGAGGGTAACTGGGGATATTATTTACAATCACAGGGAAGATTAAAATCTTTTCATTGGATTATGAATGAAACTACAGAAGAGTTTTTAGATACAATGCATGGTCATAAGTATCTTAATAATTTTACTTGGGGTTTTAAAAATGATTACGACTTTGGTGACTACAAGTTTGATCAAATATTTGTATGTTTATCACCATCATACATTCCACCTTTACACTGGCATATGATGAGTACATTTATTAAAGTGTATGAAGAACTTAGTGGAAAGAAGATAGACATAGACTATCTACATAGAAAATATGAGATGGAAAAATACTATAAAGGTGTGACTAAAATTATTTACTGATGAAAATTAATTACTTGAGTCAGGACTCACCTGACGATTACATTATAAAACAATCTGAGTTTAAGGACTCAAGTGGTATGCCATATAAAAGGTGTCCATGTTTTAATCATAAGAACGAAAGAACTTTTATAATATCATCACCCATTGACTATGAGTTTAGAGTCGATGAACCAATAGATACTAATTTCTTACATTACAATCAGGAACATTTAGATACTCTAGTCTTTCATTTAACTACTCCTCACTTTTTATTATGGACAGCAGACAATGATGTATGGTTAGA